AAGAATTAAAATGATCAGGTGCTTTGTATGTAGTACACCATGCTGAGTCTTTTCCATCTTCTTCACAGTCTCTAAAAGCAAATTTTGATAGACCTAGTTTACGGGATGCCTCATGTGTGTGTGGAGATATAATTAGTAAATTGGAATTATCTATTACCGTGTCGTAATCGTTTTCAAGGTCCTTAACAGAAACACCTTCACTGGATTTATTTATAGCATCTACCTCAGAATGTAAATCTTTAAAAGATTTAAACTGATTGATGTCTTTAGTTTTTGTTTTACCCTTGTTTAAAAAAACATTAAACTCTTCTACTGTATTTCTTAAATCATCTATATCAGGTTTATTATTAATAAACACTTTAGTCATCCATCCTACATATTTTTTTTGAGGTGTTGGGTCAGCTGTTATTAGTTTTTCCAAATCTTCTTTAGATAACTTACCCTGATCAACATACTGTTTAGCTAACTTTAGGTTTTCTAAAATATAGCTTTTATTTGAATGTGTTAATCGCTTGCTTTCTGTTAGTAGGTTCATATTTTTTATAGTTTAATCATTATTTTATATGTAAATTTTACCTTTAATCCCCGGTACCATTTTTTTAATTTGGGCTTTTGTGTATTTTTGAGCAAGTGGAGTATTATTTAACCAAAGATCACCACCAACTTGCAAATTGTCAGGTAGTGATGTGATTGGAGTACCATTCAAATCAAGATTACCACCAACTTCTAAATTGTTAGGTAATGATGTGATTTTAGTACCATCTAAATCAAGATAACCACCAAATTTTAAATTGTCAGGTAATGATGTGATTTTAGTACCACTCAAACCAAGATTACCATCAACGTGTAGATTGTCAGGTAGGGATGTAATTGGAGTATTCCTTAAATAAAGACTACCACCAACTTTTAGATTGTCAGGTAGCGATGTGATTGGAGTATTATTCAAATAAAGATGACCACCAACTTGCAAATTGTCAGGTAATGATTTAATTTTAGTTTGCTGTAAATCAAGATAACCACCAACTTTTAGATTGTCAGGTAGTGATGTAATTGGAGTATTCTGTAAATCAAGATTACCACCAACTTCTAAATTGTTAGGTAAAGATGTGATTAGAGTATCGTCCAAAAAAAGATCACCTCCGACTTTTAAATTGTTTGGTAGAGAGGTAATTGGAGTACCAGTTAAAATAAGATCACCTTCTTCTCCGTTTTTTATATATTGTTGTATTTTTTTTTGGGCAGTAATAAGATGATTTTTTTGACGTTCTTCAGGAGAGCGTCTTGGAACTAATATTTTATTAGCTTCTTCTTTTAGTATGTCTATTAGTTTAATCATTTTACTTAGTCAACATCATATAAGTTATACCACCTATTACAATACCCGCTGCTATTTTAGTAAATTTATTTTTAAATTTAAGTTTTTGATTTTCTAATTGCAATGTATTGTATTGGAATTTCCAATCTGATATTTGTGTGCTTTGGTTAGATACTATTTTCTTATATGATCCTTCTTTTTTAACGTAAGTTGTTATAATACTATCTTTACCATTTAACCTTAAACTATCTAATCCTATAATAGTATCTTTAACTTTAAGTAATTCTTTAGCACCATCAAATTCTACTAAATCTTTAGCTGTAGACACTAATACTGGTTTAGCTACTTCTAGTTTGTTACTTATTGTATCAGTTGGATAACGCTTATTAAATGTTGATACTAATTCAGTATCATTTAAGTTATTAATTTTAGCTTTTTCCGTTTCTACATGTTGAACAATAAATTGTGTTTTACTTTTTACAACATTTAATTGAGCTAATAAAGCACCATCTTCTTCATTTAATTCCATAATTGTAGAATCATCATGTTTGATATCTAAAATTAATGAGTCTACTTCATGTACTAAACTATCTTGTTTGTGCGTAAATTCTTTAGTTAATCCAACATTGCTTATTTTATCAAAAGCAAAATATCCCAATACTAAAACAACTAAAATTCCTAAAACGATTTTTTTCATATATTATTTTTTTATTCCAGCGTAAAATTGCCATTTGCCCATTACCCATTCATCTAATGGTTCTTCTTCTTCCTCTTCATCCGGTTCAATAACAGGTTCTGGTGCTGCTATTGGAGTACCACCTGCTATTTTTTTAACGTAATCTGATTTGTTAATTAAATCATTGATTCTTTTTTCTAATGATATTTTTAAATCTTCTAAACGTTGTAATTCAGATGATGGTTTATCTTTTAAATCACCAGCTGTTGTTTTACCACGTTTTAATTTTAATATATTACCCTTAGTAGCAGCTAAACGACGAGATAATTCAGAATATTTTAATGAATCTTCAAAATCTTCATCTGATACTTTAGGTACATTAATTGGATGTGTTTTTTCAATATCACCTACTGTTGGTTCTTCTTCATCATTAAAATCTTCTTCACCATTAGTGTTTGGTTTATTATCAAAATAAGCTGCTAATGGATCTTCTTCTGGTTCTTCTTCATGATCTTCTTCACCACCTGCTACTGGAGCTTTAGTTGGTTCTTCACCTATTTTAGTTAATATACCTGAATCCATCAATGCATTTACTAATGCATTAGTAATTTGAGGGCGAACAAATTTAAAATGTTGTTGAATTTGCTTTTTCTCAGTACCTGGATTTTCACGGAAATATTCAATAATATCTGATAAAGGAACACCACTTACTTTTTTATTTGCAAATGCGCTTGTATCAACATCAGGATCTGATAATTGAAATCCTTTAGCAATACGAGCTAATTCATTTATATCTAATGATGATACACCAGGTTGTGATAAGTTTTGCATTTTCTTTTGAACATATGCAATTTTCTTATTAATAGCTGCTATTTCAGCGTCTTGAGCTGGTTTTTGATCAGGTGACACTGTAGTACTGCTTAGAGTAGACTTGTGTTGTTGTAAAGCTTGTAATTGTTTAATAGAGGCTTCCTTAGCTGCTTCCTCAGCTGCTTCGTCAGCGGCTTCGTCTTCTCTTAGATTAATAGTTTCATTAATCATTTCGCGTACTAATCTACGAAGTTGTTTAGCTTTCATTGTCTTTAATTCAGTTAGTGTTATATCCATAAATATTAAATGTTTTGTAAGATTGTAGCAATACGTTCCTCAGTAGTGCCTTTAATGTAAATTAATTTATTTGGTTTGTATTCTTCTAATGCTTCTTTAATTGTCCAATCTATTTTATCACGATATTCAGGATCAATAGTGCGAACACCATTATCTTCTAATTCAACGCCTTCAGGTAATACATAAAATACTATATCATAATACGAACGCATTGTCATAGCTGCTTCAACAAAATCACGCTTAGTAAACCAATCAATTGATTTAGATGATAATGTAAATGCACTTACGTCCCATATTGTTCTATCAGTAATAATATTTTCACGTAATAATTCACTTGCGCGTTCAGCTAAAAATATAAATTGACCTAATATTGTAGAATCATTGTTTAATGGAATACCTAAATCACGTAAATATTTACTACGTTCAGTAGCAATATAATAATCTTTAAATTGATCTAGTTCGCCTAGTGCTTTTGCTAATGTAGTTTTACCTACAGACATTGTACCTGCTAATCCTATTTTCATAATACTTTTTTAAAATATGTTGGTGGTAAAGATACATCATTTGCTTTGACATAATTTGGATTCATATTCATCTATTGTTCATGCTTTTTATTTTCACAAATAAAATACAATTTTGAAAGCTTATGTAATACTATATCTCCTACGTAAATCATTTGTCATTTATTTTTTTCATTTGACGAGCTGTGCGGCGATCATCTTTAGCTTGTTTAATCCTTTTATTCCAATTCTTTGTTTTGTCAGCGCCGTTTTTGTATTTAATATCTACCTGTATTGGACCATTGGGGAATTTGTCAGTATCAAACGTCCATACTTCAGTAGTATCTTCGTGCTCATATGTGCGGGTAAATTTCATAATGTAAAATTAAAAAAGGGATCTTGACGATCCCAATTTTATATTCTTTATGCTATTATAATTAAATATCTAAATCACCTAAAATATCTTCTACACCTTTTTTAGGTTTAGCAGCGATTGCAGGGTTTGTATTTTGATATCCTTCTTTAGCTACTAATCCTTTTTCTTCTAATTGATTGAATAATGGATTAATCGCTGGTTGAGGTACTCCTTTTTCTCTAGCATAATCTACTTTTTGTACTCTTTTGCCTTCTTTAGCTGCTTTAAATAAGAAAACTAAAACTGCTACTTGACTAGCTCTAAGTCCTGCAGGTAATTCACCTGTAGCTTTTGCTTGCTTTAATACGTCTTCACCTTCTGGTGTAATACTATATGCACCGCCTGTATTAGCTGTACGAGCCATTTCAGGAAGAGACATTTCTTGAATTGTATTTTTGATTACTTTTCTAAGTTCAGATAATTTCATTGTTGGAATGTTTACAATAAATATTATTAAACTCTAGCTCCCGCCGCTTTTCCCGCTGCTGTTTTATACCATGGTTGACCATTGATATCTTTCTTTCTATCTCCCCATTGGTCTTTAGTGTATTTAAAACTAAATAACCAATATTCAGATGCGCGTTTATTGCCTTTAGGTATATAAGCCGGTCCATCCCAATTATGCATCATTTTTTTTCCATCAAGTTCAATATAATGTACAATCGTTCCGTCTTCTGTTTTAATTTTTTTAGTTCCTAATTCTCCCATCGTTTTTGTTTAAAGTTATAAAAAAATAGTTATATAGCCAAATTTTCCGCTATGTAAATGCCGTGTGCACCTGATACTGTAATACCTCTAGCTGATAAAGCATCACCAGCAAAGTGTACATTTGGGTAATCGTTTAATGATAAATCTGTATAGTTTACTAATGGTTCAGGTGATAAGTACTTTACTTCAGGAATATACATTCCCCAATCATATCCAAAATCAAATACTTTTTTCATATCAGCAATAAAGTTGATAATATAATCAGCATATTCACCTAATGCTTCTTTAAATACATTTAAAGTACTAATTTGACTAGCATTTACAGTTGTACCTTCAGATGTATTTGATGGAGTACGCGTAGCTGAATAATATAAACCAGTACCATTATGTTGTAATTTTTGTACTACATCTCTACTCCACTTAAACGGATCTTCAATACCTTTAATTTCCATTAAAATACCAAAATTGGTCATATCATTTCTAAATTCCTCACCTTTTTTAGCGTGACCGTTGTAGCTAATATCACCATATGTTTCCTCTACTGCTACATAAGCTGCATTATTGTTAGTACAGAATGAGCGAATAGATACATTATCGTGTTTTTGATATAACTTAAAGTCATAAGATACATCAATTAATTTCTGGAAGTATTTTTGTGGTGCTTCAAATCGAACACCAATTTGTACTGCTTTGGCTTCAGTTGGTAATTGATATTGGTCTGATAATGCTTGAGCAAAATCAATACCTGATTTACCTACTGCAAATATTAATTCATCATATTCAATCCATTCTTGCTGTGGTTCAAAGTGCCATTTTCTAAAAAAATGAACTTTATTATTTGCAAATTCAATTTTGTCTACTTCAGTTTCCCATTCAAACTTAACACCTTTATCTAACAAATATTGATACCAATTTTTAGCAATCTCATGTAAATAATTTGAACCAATGTGCCATACAAGTGACATACGTAAGTCAAAATACGGTTTAATAAATTCAGGTTCTTCCTTAGGATCAGAACATGAAATATCTTCTGGTTTAGGGTGAAAACGAGTAAAATTAGCTACTACTTCATTCATTAATTCCATAGCTTTTTCCTCACCACAATACTTAGACAATTGTCCCCCTTGTACTGTTGATACTACTAATTTACCATCTGACCAGCCACCAGCACCTAGCATACCAGTCATTACCTCTTCGGGTAAGCGGTTAATTGGGTCATTACCCTTATCTATAATAGTAATTAAATTACCATCGTAGCCGTTATCTACTAATTTTGTAGCAGCATTAATACCTGCTACTCCAGCCCCAATAATTACAATTTTTTTAGCCATTTAATTTTTCGTTTATTCGTTGTCTTATAATTTGTTCATCTCTTTCTGTAGGTGTATAGTCGTTCATTAAGTGTTCAGGTACTTCATTCCAAGCGTTACCGTAGTAAGATACATTAAAATTTCTACTTTTACACTCAGCATATAGTTCTTCATATCTTTTCTTTAAGTATAATAACTTATTATAGAAGAAGGCTACATGGCCTTTACCTAAAGTAAATTCAGGTGGAACACTATTCATGTTATATCTACCTCTAGCTACAACATTTGGTACGCGTTTAATTTCACGGTGTTCAGCGATTAAATGACGTGTTGTCAATTCACGTGGTGGTATTGCTACATTTATTCTTGTCATAGGATAAAGGTAATATTTTTATTTTGCCTTTTAATAGAAGATGGCTCACCTTTTGGGTGAGCCACTACTTCAATTTTTTATTTCGATGCGACTAGGCAATGAATCTAGTCTATAATTAATCCAGCTAATTGCTTCATTCTTTTAATTTCGTTAATTTGTGTTTTTATTTGTTTATTTTTTATTTTTGATTCTCCAATTGCTGGTTTGTTCATTTTAGCTACTGTAGCACGAACATCTTGTCCGTTACTATCTTTAACAATAGCATCATAATCGTCCATTGTTAATGTTTTTCCTTCTTCGCTCATTGATAAAATATTCTCAGTTGCTACGTGTAAATCTAAATCGGTTTTAGCGTCTTCACGAGCAAATTCTAATAAACGAATAAATAAAGGTACATCTACCTTAATAACATCTGTTGGGTTATAATGTGGTTGCATATTAAACTACTTTGTAAGTGTTATTGCCTATTTTTAAATCAGTAATAGTTTTTAAATTTACTATTCTGTAGGCACGTTTAGGAATGTCAAAAACAGGAATTAATCCTTTAGCATCAGCATCATAAGGTAGTTCACCACCTTTTAAATATGCTTTAACACCTAAACGAGCATTCATTACACGAGTAGTACCATCTTTTTTAATAAATGTTACTGTAAAGAATTTACCTTTAGTGTCTTTAATTAATTTTTTAGCTTCATCTTTAGATATAGTTCCAGACGGTTTCTCAGGAGTAGGTGATTCTTCGGGTTCTTCCTCAGGTTCTTCCTTAGGTTCTTCTTCAGCCGTTTCCGGTGTTTCATCAGGTACATTCTCATCGGGCTTTATTTCTATTGCCTCTTTTAATATACCTGCTAATTTTTGAAAGCGTTTGAATTCTTTAATTAATTCCATAATTCCGTATTACGGTAATAAATATTTAATCCTCTAATAAAGATGTATCGTAATCTAATTTAGATTCATATACTCGGTTAGATACAGTATGGTATTTGTGACAATCATTACATTGTAACTGTATGCGCGGTGTACCAGCTGCAGTATAACGTTTTTGTGAGAATTTCATATCTACGCCTCCACATTCAGGGCAAGAATATTTTTCACCACCTGCTGCAACACCATGATGTGTTTTAGAAGGAATATAAGTAGCCATTTCGTTGTATACTTGTTCTAGTAACGTAACGTCACCTTTACAGTATTCAACCATATAATCCAATGATTCTTTATCTTTATCTAATACTACTTTTTTCCATAAATCATATCCAGTATGAATTTTAGCACCAATACCTAAAAATTTAGCTATATAGTCTAATTTATTACTGTTAAATTTAAATTTAGAGCGAGCGCTCTTAAGTGTATCTAATGTAGTGTAGTTAGGAAATACTGGTATTCTGTGATATAAACAACGTGTTCTAATCCAAGGTAAGTCAAATCTATCACCATTATGACCAATTAATTCGTCTGCTTCGTTAGCTACTTTAATAAATTTCTCTAATAAAGTTTTATCGTTTTGATCTTTATCCCATTGCAAAGAATATACTTTATCTTCACCAGCCCATTTGTAACAAATACAAATAATTGCTCTTTCTTTAATTATGCTTTCGGGAGTAATGCTTAATTTATAACCTGCTGTCCAAAATAATCCAATGTTTGGACTTGTTTCAATGTCAAAAAATAACCTTTTGATTTGACTCATGTATTGTTTTATTAATTACGATAAATATAGTATGTAATTTTGCCTAAACCAAGTTTATTACCCTAGTTCTTCAAAATCATCATCTCTATCTATGTAAAAAGTGTCAGTAACACCTTTATCATTAGATAAATGTAATTTAATATCGTTGCCTATTGGCCTAATTTGATCTACAGTTACTTTATCACCTTTTTTAAAATTACCTATTTCACCGGATAACGTAAACACATCACTAACTTTAATAGATATAGCTTTAATTTCGCTTAATTTCATTTTATATATTTTAAGTTGTTTCTTCTTCAGGTGTTGGTGTTTCTTCTTCAGGAGCCGGAGTTGGAGCTGGAGCTGCGCCTGCTGGAGGTGCTGTTGTTTCAGGACCAGCTGCTGCTAATTCAGGACCTAATTCTGCTGCTGATGTACCCGGTGCTTCAGGAGCTGGTGCTCCAGGAGCTGCTGGTGTAGCAGGTGCTTGTTCTTTACCCTCTGATGGAGCGTAATTTAATTCTAATAAGTCTGCTATAGCTTGAGATGCACTTTCTTGGTGACCAATATTCATCATATTGTATTTCTTACCAGCTATTTTTACATCCCATTTTTTATTACCTAAATACTTAATATTAAAATCTTGTCCATTAATTAAATCAACTTTGAAAGTTGTTGGTTTTGGAGCAATAATTTCAATATTGTTAACGTAGCGACCAAAAGCAGGAGACATTAATTCTTCTATTACCTTTTTTAAACCAGGAAAGCGGTGCACCAAGTACATCGCTTTTTCTGCTTTTCGCTGTTGTTCTTCTTGCTCTTTAAGAGCTTTTTTAACAGCTACCTTAACGTATTTTTCTAATATTAGTTTTTTGTTCATTATATTTCTTCTGATTCTTCAGCTTCTTCTTCAGCTATAGATTCTTTAACGCTATGAATGTAATCTGATGCTAATGTAATATAAGCTGCTATCCAACCTGGAAGTTCATCTTCTGGGCTGATTAATTGATAAAGTTTAGAACCAGCCATTAACATACTGCGTAATTCAGCTTTAGCCATTTCACCATTAGGACCTTGATTTTCCTTCATTGCCATTGCTTTAGCAATTGCAGCACGGTGTTTCATAATATATTTATCTTGGCTATTTACTTTACCATCGTTATTAACGTCAGCGTCTTCATGGCCAACAGGATCTAATGTTTCGTGAACGCCCATAGCTTTAGAAGTTGCAATTGCACCTGCTTTAGCACTAGACATACCTTTTTTCTTTAATTTATCATATATCTTACCACGCTTCTTTATTTCAGAAGATGTCATATGTGCTTCAGATAATAAATTAGATAACTTTATCATTATTTCTTGAATTTATTCTTTTCCCAATATCCTTTAGGTAAACCTTCTTCTTTTACTCTAGCGGTTTGTTTAGCAGTTGGACCTGTACCAGCGCCATGCATTTTAGCGTTAGCTACAGCACCAGCAATTTTAGTAGCAGCTTCTTTAGATTTATGACCTTTCTTTTCAATACTTTTTTCTACTGATGTAAAAGATTCTTCTAAACTTTTCATTTGCTCTTCTAATTCAGCTTTCTTTTCTTCTAAATCTTGAATGCTTTTTTCTAAATCATCATGTAAATCACTAATGATTTCTGGAGTAACAAAATGGTGCATATTCACAGGAACAGCAGCTTTAATTTCTTTTACTTCATTGATATCTTCTTCAATTTTATTAATTTTAGCTTGTAAAGCGGCTTTATCACCAGCTTCATCAATCATCTTTAAACGATTTTCTACTGATGCACTATGTTTAGATTTCTTAGGTGCTTTTTTAGTTGCTTTTTTATCTTTAGCTTCTGCTATTAAACTACGCACGTATAGACGTAATGCTGAATTGTTCATTTATTTTATGTTTATATGTATAAATATTATATTATTACCATTTACGACAAGACCAATAGTTGGCTTTCCAACGTGGTCCCGGGCTATCACAATGATGTCTTTTACGATATGCATTACGATGTTTAGGATTGTTACGTTTAATATTCATGCCGTGAGCACCAAAATTAACTTTAACAACTTTACCCTTATTATTTTTAACGTATACTTTAAATTTTTTAGTATCACCTTGCATTGGTTTACCTAACGTTACTTTTCTACCATGATATTCAGCTTCAGTAATACAATCACAAGTAGCTTCAGCTAAGAATGTTTGATATTCTTTCATGAATTGAATAAACTCTTTTAAGTCTTGTTCGTTTTCAACATCATATTCATCTATATCACCATATAAAGGACCATTATCGTGTCCACATTTATGACAAACGTATGTATCTTTACCTCCGTTTTCTATTTCCCATTGCCATCCACAATCTTCACAAGTAACAGTTGTTTCTTCATTTTCGTTAATAGGTACACAATTAGGTACCATTCTACCGTTTTTTTCTTTTTCACCAATTTGTTTATAACCTTTCCAACATGGTGATTTTTCAGCTAATATTTCGTCTATTTCACTTGTTAAATATTTTACAGCACCTGTTTTTAAATCAGCTTTAAGATTGCCTTTGTACGTTACAGGTGTATCACTTCCTACATATTGTATTGTAGCTTCTCCAGTAGTGTAAAGATTTTTAGCGTTTACTACTTTGAATTTTTTACCATTCTTATCTACGTAATAATCTACTCGATCTTCATTTAATATGTTTAGTAGCTTTATCATATTAATTTGTTGGCTCCCACCAATCAGAGCAATATTCTTTAGGGTTAAACGGTAATACTTTTTGGCCTGACCATTCTTGATAATGTTCATTTCCACATTCCCACTCACCTAATTCTTCATTATTTTCAAAATAGCGGCAATTAGCACAACAAGCACCTCCTTCAGGTACTCTCATTGCTGGTTTATGGTCTTTAGGTAATTCGTACTTACCTCCACCATATTCTTCTTTTAATAAGTCAGTTAATTTAATCATTAGAAGTCAGGTTCGTTGTTTGTATGAATATTAGCCATTGGAGAACCTTTATCAACACCTTGTCTATCATATTTGGTATGATGTTTTTCATGCGCTGAATCGGCATGCATCATTATGTCTGAGGTGTATTTTGCTATAAATTCAGGATCATTTGTTTCAAGGATTTTTTCGCATAACTCTTTAATTTTGTTAATATGATCACGCCAATGCATTTGATGATATTCGGGATCGGGGTGGTTTTCTGTTTCCACCAACATGTCCATTAGTTTAATCATGATTTTTTAATTTAGCATTTTCGGCTGATAAGAATTCAACTTTTATTTTTAATTCGGCTACGGAAGCAGTTAATTTAAGAATTAAACCACGCATTTCGTCTTTTTCTTTACCCGCAGCCTCTAATAATGCTTCTAGTTTAGCTATACGATCTCTACAATCATGACGGATGAATTGTTCATCTCTTTCTCTAGTTTCAGCACGTTTTTCATAGAAACGCCAAGCCGACGCTCCTCCCAAAACCGTTATAGCTGTTATAGCTACTGACCAGATATTTGCATCCATTTATAGAAGTATTAACAATTAGTTATTACCTATAAATATTATGAGCCCACAGCATCCTTAAGTTTTTGAATGTATTCTTGTATTTCTCCTATTAGTTGTTGTTTATTTCCATCTTTACCTTTCCAAGTTTCAATATCACCATCTTCAGTTACAAATGAATCGTTAGATTGTTCCATTAATAATTCTAATAATACATCCTCCATTTCTTTAATATGAACTCTAGCGCCTTGACGAATTATGGATAATTGATATTCATCAAATAAACCTTCTTTTTTTAATTGAGCTTCATGTTCAATAACACAATCTAAACATTTTTGATGAATAGAATACATGTATTTATCAGATTGACCTTTAGTCATTGGTTTTTTACAATTAGGACATACTAAAGGCATAACAACCATACGTTTTACTTCGTCAAAACGAGTTACAGTTTGCTTTAAACCATTTTTAATAGTCCATTGTTTACCATCTTGTTCCCAAACATCACCTTCTTTATGCTCTACATATCCAGCAGTATAACCTACTTGAACACCTGTCTTAGCACCATAATCTTTTGTAATAATATTTCGCATGCGTTGTACGTCACGTTCTTTAAACTGACGTTGCATCATTGAATCGCTCATAGACCTAATTTTTTAAGTTCACTAATTGTATTTGTTGCTGAGGTATGATGTATACCTATTCCACCTTTATTTTTCCATTCTTTAATTGTTACTTCCATATCATCAATTAGTATATGTTCTGGAGCAGCAAATCGCTGTTTTTCATGTCTTGGGTAAAAATATACTTTATCATATTGGTTTGGAATATGAATCTTTAACCAAGCATCTTTACCAACTTTAGATGTAATACTACGAGAGGGAGAAGATAAAATATTAGGTTTATATTTCCTAATATAATTCCATAACGTGTGTCCATCAGACATCCACTCTAGATTAGCCCAAAATGCGGGACCCTCATTATCTATTGGAGCCCAAAATGAACTATCTCCTTTGACATAAGTAGAAGTATCTACTCTTGTTAAATCGTAATAACCTTTTTCAAAATTGACAAGGACACCGTCCATATCACAATATATTGTATACATAACTTAATTTATTTTACATGTCTTCAAATTCATCGTTATAATTTTCTATAACCATGACATCTACTTTAATAGGATTAGTAATATTAAATACTTCTTTTTCAGGAAAAAGACTTAATTTAGTTATAAAATTTGGATTAAAATACAAATCAGCATCACCTGCTTTAGCTCTCATTACTGCTGGTTCTCCTCCATTACGCTCTGCTGTAGATACAGCAAAAGTAGCTGCAGTATAGTAATCTGTACTCCATGATTGTACTTTACGCTTGGAAGAATATTCTTGATTTAATATTATTTCACCTTGTTTATAAAATTCAGTTTCGGAACCCTTTAATAATTTTTGTAAATTTGATTTACTTATTGCTGTTCCTCTGTAAATATAACTTGTATCTGGTATTTTAGGATCTCCTATTTCTGGATATTCTCGTTTTATTTGTTTAAAAATAGGAATATATGAGTCTAAATTAATATTACTATACGTTGATGATTCAGAGTTAACATATTTTTTTAAAGTATTAAATAAAGCTCTTTCAGCAGGAGTATCTATTTCTTTTTCACTATCATACCATTTTATATCAACTCCAGATTCTTTATCCCCAAAAAGGTAATTCCCGAATTTTTTTTTTGCCTCGTAAATTTCAGTATGCTGTTGACCGAATTTTCTTAATAATACACCCGCTTGAGCGTTTGCTTCATTTTCAATTTCAGATCCAGTTTCACCACTTCCTTGCTCAATTCTACCTTCTTCATCTTGTTTACGATGTACTAATTCATGTGCTAATGTTCTTAACGCATCAGCCATTACTCTATGACCAAAATATAGCCAAATTGACTTACTATTTGGATCAAAATATCCAAATGTATGTAATTCTTTAGCTTTTTCAGCATCATGAGATATAGTTAATTTAGGTACAGATTTTAAACCTAATTCTTTAATAGCAAACTTTAAAAAAGCATGTATGGTATTATTTTGGTCTTTATGTAGTTTACCTTCAGTAATTGGCGGTGAAATACTACCATGCATTTTCATATTAATATTACCTTGTAATACAGTAGGAATAGAACCTAATGCTCGGTAAATAGATAATATTACCTCACCTCCAACTAACCAATAACCTTGATTGTAATTTAATACTAAAGGTAAAGGAATATCATCACCGGATTTAATAGCATCAATATATGGTTTAGGATCAATACCTAATTTTAATGAATGTTGAATAGCATCATCTAATGTTTTCATTTTATATGACTTACTATTCTGTAAGTTTTCCCACATTTCATCTGATAATACTACTTCATTTCCTGTTTCAAAAGCATATTGAATGTCTGGTATAGGTATATTAAATGTTTCAGATGTTTTTTCAATCTTAGGCATTGCTTTTAATACTAAATCTTGATAAGGGCTAGTACTAGCTTCAGGTTGAGATTCATGCATTGAACCAGCTGTGTAATTCATGTATCTAGGATCTATCTTAGGTAATTCAGGTTGAATTTGTTTATCAATAGCAGCTAAAAAATCTATTATAGAAATGCCTTCAGGAACATGTTCTTCAAAGTCTTTATCTTTATTATTTATAGCATTTTTTAAACCAAGATCATGTGCATCTTCTAATTCACTAGCGTCCATTAATTCTACGTTAGGATATTTATGCATACCTTTATAACGTTCCATTTCACCTCTACTTAAAGCAATAATGAATTTATCTTTTGGATTTGATCTTACAATATCTAATATTTCAATCATAGGAGTACTACTTGAAATATCTACTTCGATATCTTTAGGTAATAAATCCTTATATAGATTCCAAACATTAACACTATGGTCAGCGGTAACACCGCCTTGACTATCAGGAGTTATTAATACTACTACTTGATTTGCTTTTTCACCTAATTCTCTAGCAACCTCAAAATTGCCTTTATGAGGTGGTTTATTTGTTGTTGGATATATCCCCACAACAGAACGTGCTTCTGTTTCTAGTAAAGTTGAAGCTAAGTATTTACCTAATTTTAGGCCAAGTGAGTCCACTTTATTCATAATTGCCAATAGTTATTATATCTATAAATATTAAACTATGCTAGTTTAATTGATGTTGGCAACGATTCAGTATGTGGTTTAGCGTCAGGATTTTCAAGTTTGTATATTTCTTGTACATTTACAAACATCTTCATTGAATCTTCAATAGATTTATCAAATGTTTTTAATTGCCATCCTTCACCTTGTACTTTTTTACCCGTTTTGTCAATGCCGCGTGTAGCTGCTTTTAACCAAATAATACCAGTCTTGGTAATTTTTTCATCATGTGTTTCGTTCCATGCCTCAGCGTACGCAGCTAACTGTAACTCATAGCTAGTATGTAATGTGTTTGATGTTTTAATATCCATTAACCACAATTCATCTTTAAAACGTACAATTAAATCGGCTGTACCTGCATATTCATATTTGTCTGAAAATAAATGGTATTCAGTTGCTACTAACTCTGGTTTATTGTTATTCCAAAAGTCAGCAAACTTTAAAATCATCTTCCAAACATCTAAGTTATATTTAACATTTCCAAATTCATCAATCCAAGTAATATCTTCACCATTTAAAAATGCTTCAGCAGCATTGTGTACTTGTGTACCTTCACTAGCTGCTTTTTGAGCAATAATGTCACTATTATATCCTACATCTTTTAACCAAGAATGGAAAAATTGATTTTTAGGAAAATAGTTTAAAATACTAGATACAGATGGATAAAATTTTCCATTGCGTTGGTAGAAACGTTGATCCAATACGTTTATTTGTTTGTTATCATCACTGTATTGTACAATACGTTTGATTTTGGGATCTTTAATTACATTTGTGTTTTTATCTATCATAAATTAAGTTTTCTAAGTAATAAGCTCTGAAAGTCAAGGGGCTGAGCTTGTTCAATACAGTTTAAAAATCGTTCAAATCCAATTTCATTTGCGTCTTTACCATCTAATTCTACTAAATAAACCTCTTTACCATATGACATTAATTCTTCAGCATATTTTAGAGCATTTTTAATAGCATCCGGATCTAAAGCTACATAAATTCTATTTACAGATGATTTAGCTAATTTAATCATTAACTTTTCATGTATCACCTTTCCAAATAACGGTATAACGTTACGCTTGACTGTTAACGCATCAAACATTCCTTCAATAAGAATTATAGGAGCGTCCCAATTTATAAACAATTCTAAACCAATTGCTGATTTAGCATCTATAGGTGGGTTTTTATATTTTTGCATTTCTTCTTTATAGGCGCGTGCTATAAAGTAATTTAGTGAGCCATTTGCATCATAAGAGGGAATTATAACCCTATGACTATAAGGACCTTCTTTACAAAAACCAATATTATATTTTGTTATATCTAGTTCTGTTAATCCACGTAAGCGTAGGAACTTAAGTGCGTGTTTAGATTCAATTTGTGCTACTCTATCTTGTATAAATGTCTTATGATCGTGTAGTGAAATAAATTCTTTAGGTAATGCTATTGCGATTTCGCGTTTAGCTTCTTCTTTACCAGGTACTATAATTAATCTTAATTCTGCTAATTTATCAGCGGGTACTTTAGCGCGTTTAAGGAGAGATCTAATGGTTTTTCCTTTTGCCTCACACACCCAACAATGCCAAGGATTCTCGTTTTTTGCGTTTGTTACGCAGTTGATTTCCAGTTTATTCTTATGATGAGTACAAAACGGGCATTTGAATGCATAGTTACCGCGACTAGTCTTGCTACCAACACCCAATACGGATTCTAATAAAATTAATAATGCAGCATTTTCCATAAGCGGAAGATACCCATTTATTCTGCCGAAATCAAATCTTTTCTAAAAAATGTACCTAGTATATTATCATTCATATAACGTTCATCTTCTAACACATTGTAAGTAAATAGGTATTTTGTTTCCCAATACGTTAATTCCTTTTTAGTTTTACACAATTTCATTACAACTCGTGTTAACTCATTTTTAGGTAGTGATTTTACTTCAGTATTAGAACCATAGTATGTTTTCCAGTCGCTTTCTGTTATAACTTGTTTTTTAGAAGGTCTTCTACCTCTACCAATAGGAATTTCTGCTAGTTCTTTTTTACCTAATTTTTTATTTGTAGTATGTTGAAATGCTTTTTTACCAATATATTGGCGTCCCGTCTTGAAATGACTTGTCATATAAACGTATCCATAATATTTAGTAATATCGAAATTAGGATCGTTAATTAGATCCTCAACCAGCATTGCTGGTCCTATAACTTGTAGCATAACTTTTGTATTTTAAATATCGTATTTAACAATGAATGTCATATCAGTATGTTGAGATATAGGAATTGGTTTAGCTAATTTAGCTACAGCTAATAATTCATTTTGATCATTATATAATCCAATTGTAGTAACATATGGTTCAAAAAATGAACCCGTAGCGAATGATCGTAATGATCCACTAGCATAACTACCTGTTACTAAGGATGGGTTATATGATAAATTAAATTCGCTTTCTTTCACAACACAACTTACTTCATTTTCATAAATAATGTGTTCGTTTTGAAAGCATAAGCTAAATGATCCTGTGTATGACATGATTATAAATATTGACCAGTATATCTTTTTAAATAAGGTGTAGCATAATTTCTATAGAAAGATGGATTAAAATCACTTTCATGTTCAATTAAGTAATCATAATATTTGTTGTATATATCACCCACAAGTCCGTGTATTAATGGTCCTTTAACATAATCTTGTGTAGCTAATTTATGTTGTTCAAAATTATTAGGGTCATTTATATTTCCACTTTGTTTATGACCAGCTATGTCTTGTGGATCAGACCAATTAAAACAATAAGAAGGAACATAATTTTTATTGTGTTCATCTAAATTACCTTCATCTCTTAATTGACTATACCAACTTAAACCTTCATATCCTGTTAAATCAGATCTAAAGCCGATGTCACGTATTCTGTTCATTTTAACTATAACTGATGCTTCCATTGTGTTCATAGCCATTGATAATTCAGATTGACTAGCAAAGAAACTCATTTCTGGTTTCCAAGCATCTTTTTGATTTATAAATATTCCATCTACAGCTTGTTTTATATGCCAAGGTAAGTAAATGTCATCATCATCAGCTAACATAAAATAATAACCTGAAGCAAAGCGAATAGCATCTCTGCAGATTTCACCTCTATTTTTATAAGGTTCACCTGTTAACATATTTTTACCATTATTAACTACAACAATTCTAGAATCAGTAAATCCTAATTCATAAGGATATTCTTCATCAGTGTTGTAAATAATTAATTCTTTATTTTCATATGATTGAGCATAGAACTGATTTACTATTCTTTGAACACAAGTAAAACGTCTATATGTTGTACATACAAAACTTACTTTTTCCATAAACATGATTTTACTTCAGTTTCCTGAATTTCTTTAACGTAATTATAACAATTTTTTGTTTCATCCCATGGTCTATCTATTCCATAAGGTAACATATTCATGTATAATACTTTATAAAACATACCTCCGCAAGCGCAAGTAGCACCAGCATTGTGATAGATTGAAGTTTTATTCCAACTATCAACACCATCTGTAGCCCAACTAAAATTTAATTCAGGTATAACTCTAGTTTCATTTCCTCTTAACCATCCATTCCAAAGTACTGCCCACATATCAGCACACCAAATTTGTAATTCGTGATGATCAGGATCAATTTCTCTCTTTTTATTATTTAATTGAGTTATTTGATCAAATAAAGCTTCACTATCCTTTTCAACTTTTTCCCAAAAAGTATAATCTATATTTTTCATTAGATATTGAGCACCACCTGAATGGGAGTTCATTAATTTTGGTATTAAGGGATCTATGTCTACTATTTCACACATTTTACCGTACACATCTTGACCTTTAGAAATTATATAATCATAATTAATATATGAATTTGTATCACTTAAATACCAAATATTATCTTGTAAAAATGGAGTAAAATCAAGCGGACGAGTAAATACAACATCACAATCATGATAAAATATAGCTTCATCTTGTAATTCAGGATGAGCTAAAAAATGTTGTTTTAAAACATTAGGACGTATAGAGGAAATATACTTAATAGGTTGTGGTCTAGTATCTTGATAAAAGAAAAAACGAACATAGTTGTAATGTGAAGCTAATTTGTTCCACATTTCTACTGCTGTTGGTTCAGAAGTATCATCATTTGGATTCCAAGCTACAACAATATCTATATTGTTTGGGTTAATTCCATTTTTAATGAAATTATTAATCATTACTTCAACCTGCCAAGCATAATATACAAGACGAGGTTGAGCGCACACATAACGTAAATTTTTCATAAACTATTTTGTCTTATTAACAGTTAATTCCTGTAGTAGATCCTACAACGGCTGTTAAGCCATTATAATTATAAGTACTTGTTAGTGGTCCTCCACCTAACATATCAGATTGAGCTATATAATTTATACCTCCTGTGTATTTGTCTCCAGAAGTATCTATATAAACTGTAACTCCATGTGCTATACTAATATTTGGTGCTTGTAAATAGAATAATTGAGCACCTACACTACAAATATCCCCTATTGTATTACCATAGTTTAAGTATACAGCGTTATAAGTTGGAGCAGCAGTTGTAGTTGTACTTGTTGTTGAAGTTGTTGTTGTTGTTCCTACAAATGTAGTTGTAGTAGTTGTAGTACTAGTTGTTGGAGCAGCTGTTGTAGTTGTACTTGTTGTTGAAGTTGTTGTTGTTGAAGTAATACCAGTTATAGATAAATCAACAGAACTATAACAAGTTCCTGTTGAAGTAACTCTAACAGTACTAGCTCCGTTTGGCACTAAAGTAGAAGTATAACCAGCTAACAAAGCAGTTCTGCTAATTCCTGTTTCAAAAGGAATAAGAAATCCATCTATATTAGAATATAAATTAAACGGTCCTGTACTAGGACCTGCTACTGTTAATGTTATAGTTATTGTTTGTGCCATTTATATTATTTTATTAACATTGTGTTGCTCTTAAACTCATAGCACCGTTAGAAGCTATTGTCCAAGTATCAGCATTAGATGTTGTAGCTAACACATATCTAGGACCTACTATTACGCTACCATCTGAGTTTCTAGCTATCATACCTGCTGAGAAATTATTTCCATTAGTTACAAAAGTAGAATGATCTGCAGAACTTAAATATATGTTAGTAGTACCTGTTACACTACATGATGTTATATTACTTAATGTATTAGCAGCATTACTAAATGTTACTGGAGGTAATGTTGTTGTTGAAGTTGTTGTTGTAGCAGGACAAGTTGTTTGACTAGCTAAAGTACCCTCGCTGTCTGTTACTACATAAACTACACCATTTCCTGAGTAATAGTAGTCTCCATTATTTACAGCTATAAAGTTAGTTGTGTCTGTATAGAATTTAGTAACACCATTTACAAGTGATCCTTGATAGAATATGTTTGTTGGAGTTCCACTGTAACAAGCGTTACCTGGAGTGTTACCAAATTTTACACTTAAATCTGTCCAAGCCATTGTTGTTGTAGTAGTTGTTGTACTAGTAGTAGTTGTTGTAGTTGCAGGACAAGCAGCATAAGTACCTGATTGAACTGTAGCTACGCCTGTAACAACGTTAACTTCCCAAGTATATCCACCATTAGAAATATAAATTAATCCGCTATGAGCCATTAAATCACCACCTGTAAATTGAGTACAGTTAATAAACAAGTTAGCATTACCCTGAATTGTACTAGTAGTAGATGGAGAGTAACAAGCTTGTGATGGTGTACTACCATATCCTACTGTATAAGGATAAGTCGGAGCTGCTGTAGTAGTTGTAGTAGTTGTTAGACTAGCACAAGTACCACCTGAAGCTATTACACCAGATCCACCACTTACAAGGTAATAATTTGTACCATCTGAATAGTAGCCATTAATAGCTGGAGTTGATAAATTACTGTTTTGATATAAAGCATTTCCTACTTGTAAAGTTGCTCCATGAGTCATGTAATAAGTTACATTGACTGTAGCTGCACAAGCTCCTAATCCAGTAGCGTTTTCAGCTGTTAAAGTATACATAGCAGGCGCTAACGTAGTAGTAGTAGTTGTAGTACTAGTAGTCGTTGTTGGAGCAGCTGTTGTTGTAGTTGTAGTAGTTGGTGCTAAAGTAGTCGTTGTCGTAGACGACCCTGTATAAGCAGTTGTTGTTGTAGTTGTGGTACTAGTTGTCGTAGTATTAACCGAATAGGGTATATTAAAATTATAACAAGTGTAATGTTGTCCTGCTCCACCTACATTAGGGAATTGCATATCTGGATATGATACAGAAGGTGTAACTTGTGTTGCTGTTAATGCTACAAAGTCATAAGTGAATATAAGTCCAGCTTGTGTAATTCCATAAATGTTTGTTCCATCATAGTATAACGCATTAGGAATTTGGTATGATGACGATAAAGTTATCTGTGCTAATAATGTTGTTCCTGAATACAATTGAATATTACCGTATAGTGTATCAGGCTTAGTATAAGCAATAACAGTTTGACTATTACTTGTATTATATAGAATAGATGTGATGAATGAGTTATCACTAATACTCATATATGGTGTAGCAATGTGTGTAGTTAAATTATACTCATAAATATCTGATACAAGACTTGGTGAAACACCTACACTATTAACAACAAATAATGTGTTACTATCTTTAAATGCTATACCATATCCAGCATTATTACTTGGGTATGTATTATCCCAAATTGTAAATTGTGAGTCATATGTCAATGAGAATGGAGATGTTGTATAGTTGTATACATTATAGTTTCCACAATGATCTACAATATACATTTTAGAACCATCCATTGCAATTTGTCCAGACACACATCCCGCATGAAGAGAAGCTAGTTCTATATTTGTATGCGTTACAGAATCATATAATGATAATTTGTTTGTAGTTTCACGAGCTAAAAATATAGAACAATCTGGAGCTATAATAGTTGTTGTACTAGTAGTTGTGCTAGTAGTTGTAGTGTAAACAACAGCACTACCTGCTAATGCACAGTTTGCAACTGTTGTAGTTGTTGTTGTAGTAGAAGTTGTAGGTGCATTAACAACTACAAATACATTTCCATAATTGCTAGTTAAAACACATCCACTTCCACAAGTACTAGTTACTGTGTATTGAACATTGTAATTTCCAGATGAAGTAGTATTTAAAGTAATAGTACCATTTGAATTTACAGTATAATATTGAGCATTACTACCTGATAATACAACCGATCCTGTATTTAATGTACAAGATCTAGCTACATCATTAGATAAAATATTAATAGTTTTTGGGCTATCTGTTGTAAGAAAACTAGCTGTATTATTATAAGCTAAAGGAGGTAAAGGAAACAAAGGTTGGTAATCACTATTAGTAAGTACAACTATTCCGTGAGCATAATAAATATTACCTACAAATGTTGGAATACCAGCATAATCGTAGATATTTCCTTGTCCATCATCTTTTATATTAAAAGCAGAAGATGATAAATTAAAACTATTAGGTAATAATTTAGACCCATAAACAGATCTATTTACCTCTAATACTAAAATAGAAGCATTTGCCCCTGTAGGGAAGTTTTGGACTAAATTAGGATTAGTATTATAATTAAAATAAGAGCCAGTTGGGCGTTGTTGAGAAGCAGATACATAAGTATCTACATTAAACATTATAGACCCCGTGTTTAATAAACTACCACTAAATGATTGATAAAACATATGATTAATAGAATCATATACTAATCTTTCATATTGACCATAAGTTTTAGGATCGATAGATACATCGTTAGATACAAAAGTACCTGTTATGTAGGTACCTTTATATACGTTGAAGTAGCTATCTCCTCCATTAAAACAAGTATACGGTAGGTTCCAATGTTTGTTTGCAACATATGGAACTGTCGTAACATCGGGTTTAAATAATTTTTTGAACGCTGACATGCATTAATAGTCTAATTTGATTCTTATTAAAGCTTCTTTAGTAAAATCTTTAACTAATGGTTGACTTAATTTAGCTACAGCTAATAAATCATTATTATCATTGTATAAACCAACTGTGGTTATAAATGTTTGTGGGTTATTAATTAATGTGCTAAAAATCAAATTACCATTGCTATCTGTTATAGATGGGTTAGTTGTATAATTAAACTCATTATTCTTTACACGAGTAAAGAAATATGTAGAGGCAATTGTTTCTGATGATTGTAATGTGAAAGGTGATACACCTGAACCAGATACAATTGAGTTATATAAATTTAAATGGTTATTTACAACTGTAGTTGCTTGGTTAGGAGCAGCGATATAAGGACTTAATCCTCCAGATGCATTTAATATTATAATTCCTAAATTAGGTAACATTATACCATAGTAAGTTGAAGCAGCACTGCCTGTATAAGCATTACCATTACTACCACTAATAATATAAAATATTTCATTTTCACCTATAAAACGAGTTAAGCTAGTAGTGTTACTGTCATCAGTTAAACATATTGTAGCACTACCACTTTTTAAAGTTAAATTTAAAGAACCAGGTTGTAAAGATTCTCTATAACGAGATCTATTTATATTAATAGCGTAAATATCAGTTGTTGTAGTAACGCCATCAAAGCTAAAGTTTGAAGTGTCAGTACCAAAAACTAGGTTTCTATATTGTCCATAAACAACACGAGAAGGAGAGTTTCCAATTACACTAGGATTTATAGGAGCAGATCCTGAACCGTTTAAATTACCATATTGAATATCAAATTGTACTGATGAGCCAGAAGTATTTGAAGTAAGGTTGTAAACATCTAAATAATATTCTGTGTAAGCGTTAGGTAAGTAGAATGAACTTAAAGAGTTAGTATCTCCTGTCCATAAACCGCGCACTACGGTTTCTGCACTTACTACTTGGTCTTCAGGATTGTATCTTGAGAATGACATATTTTTATTTTATTATGATATTACTTTTTGAATATTAATAGGAACTGTAATTCTTGCACCACTATCTCTACCTATTACTGTAAATGTAGTAGTTAAAGTAGTTAATGATGATCCAAATAATGTATTAACAGTTGTACCAGTTAATGTAAATGAAGTACCTATTTGAGATAAAGATAATGCTGTACTAGTAGTTGTGTTTACGTTACTACTTCCAGTTGTAGCTGTTGTAATACCAGTTCCACTAAATGAAGATAATAATCTAATATCATTAACTGTAGCTATATATCCATCAGCTTCAAATGTATTTGTAGCACCTAAATAGTTAAGTGTTTGTGGAGTAATTGTGATTGAAGCACCTTGTTTAAGAGTGATTGAATTATATCCTAAGCTAACAACAGGTAAACGACTAGTACCACGTGGAAGTGTTGCTAATTTATAACGCATTATTTGCGTATCTTCAGGGAACGCCTGTATTACAGGCATATTTACAATTGCTTCGCCATAGAAAGCTGAACCTGAAGGGTGATTGGGGTTATATAAACTGTAGTCAACTTCATCATCACTCAATGCGAATTGTGTAATTTCAAAAGTACCATCGTTCTTAGCCAATGCTTGGCGACCCTTTGTGGTTAAAATTGCGTCTACGGTTACTGTTGTGGGGTTTAATATTGCCATGTGTTAATTATTGTATATACTATAAATATATTAAAATTTAAAAAGTTCCGCCAGTTGCAGTGTTATTTGCACCTATTGTTGTATTTAATTTTGCTACCACGTTACCGACATTTGCTTTAACAGCCAAATCTAAGTCGTATGGTAGTAATAAGGCTTGTGATACTTCTCCTAATGCTTTATTAAAGTTAAGTATAACAGAAGTTTCATCTGGTTTTGGTCTTAAGAAAGCAAAGTTTTTATTATCAAAATTATTAACATTTACAGCTGTATCTAATACAATATGATATTGTCCTGAAGTAAGATTTACTGCTACTACGTTATAATAAATAGCTCCTGTATTGCCAAATTGTCCTAATCTAACTAAATCACCAAGTTGAACACTAAATAAATCAGTTACAGGAGTATAATGAGCTCCACTTGTTGATGATGGTTGATATGTTGAATTATTAAAGAATGTTGTTGCTGTTGAATCAAATATTAAAGTATCATTAAGCACATTAGTAGATCCTAACATAAAGAATGCAGGTGTTTGACCAAAAGATCCACTTGTAATATATTCTGTTACAACTGTAGTGCTATCATAAATTTCAAAATAAGATGCTTGAGAAGCATTTAAGTAAAACTTCATATAGTTCCAAGCGTTCCATCCATTTCCAATATCAATCCAATAAAATCTTAATCTAACATAAGCACCCGCTGTTAAAGAAACATTAGTTAAGCTTATAGGTAAATTAAATGACCATAAACCATGCATATCATTATCAAAAAATATAGTATTTGATGATGCATCATATGCTGTACCACCGCTTGCTCCAGGATTGCTAATAGAGGATAAATTAGTATTTCCTACCCAAGTCCATGAATTAGGTACATTAGGAGTAGTTGTTTGTTCAACAATACAAGCTACTTTTGTAAGTGACCATCCTGCTGGATAATCATGTCCATCAAATGAAAAATCTACATTACCATTAATATTATAAGTACTAGTTCTAGGAACTTTATATACATAAGTACCTGTTATAGGGTCAATCTCATATACAGTAGGATCTGGTTCTGTATTGTATCCTGAAGTTGTATTATTGAAATTTAATAAGTCAAATGCATAAACACTACCTCCTGTTCTACTATAAGGATTACCTCCAGTTGCTGTTGAATTTAATCCAGGATAAGATCCCGAATCATATCTCCAACTACCAGTAGGAATAACTTCAGAAGCCATACTTAAGTTAAGAGTAGTAGCTGTAGAACCATTTATATAATAATAATATCCACTACCACCATTTGTTGCAGGTTGGTCTGGAGATACTACTATAGTATTGTGTACATAGTTGTATTCAAAAGATGAATTATTATATCCTTTTACTCCCAATCTAGTTGTATATGAACCTACAGCTGAGGTAAATATAAAGTTAAGTGTTTCATTTAACTCTCTAAATATAATAGGATAATATCTATAACCACCTTTCCAAATCATTTTATTACCATTTAAGGATGTTTGGTTAGATGGACTTAATAAATCAGATAATGAAACAATTGTTTCAGAATTAGATTTAAATGTATTTTGTACTTCAAATAAATTGTAATTATGTGAAGATAATGTTGTTAATGAACCACTAGGATCAACTAAGTAGTTTATATTAACTTGAGTTTTGTCAGGAAAATTTAAATTACTATACCCTACACTTTTAACCCAAGCAAATTTAAGTGTGTTTAAATCAATTGCTGCTGTTAAACCATATGAATTGTCTCCAGCATAAATACCAGAGGCACTAGTATATGTGTTATAAAGTAAACTAGTTGTTTTAGATCCTTCATAACGTGATATTTGATATGTTCTTAAAGACTCATATGAATCCTGTAATTGAGCAGGGTAAGTAATGCTACCTGTTGTACCAAACACATATTCAATTTTTCTTCTAGTTCTAGAAGGTACACTCTGAGAAACATTATTAATTAATACATTAAAATCAGATGGTTTAAATGTAGTTAAACTAATGCTTTGTGTAGGATTTTGAACTTGAGAGTTATAAACATTAAAATCTCCTAAATATGGGTTTGTATTTCTTTGTTGAAAATTACCATACACATTAACTTTACTACCACTTAATTGACCTGTATAGTATTCTACTCCGCTTCCTGTTTTAGTTAGGCTATAATATACATGATCATAGCTAGCACTAATATAAGGGGCAGTTATTTCACCTAATTCAGGAATTATTTCAGAAGAACTTGAAGGATTAGCTACAACAAATTTATTTCTTTCTAACACAGGTGAGTTAATTGTTACACCAGTTGATAAACTTGTACGTTCAGGTACAAAATCACCTAACATTTTGAATAAAGAATTATCAAAATATTGTATTAAGTTAATAAATCCACTATAATCCATGTATGAACCAGTAAAACCAGGAAATCCAGCTACACCTGTTTGAAAATATAATGTGCGTTGAGTATCTAAATCATCATATGATGTATGATATCTTTGTCTAGGATCACCTATATAATCATCTAAACTCCAAGATGGGTTATTAGATGCAATAGATTTAGATATGTAAGTATCAATTTGAGTCTCAGGTGAGAAAGAAATATCAACATAATTCATATCAATATCCCTAAATGCACTTGATGTAGTAGGTTGTGATTGTAAACTAACAAGGTTAGATAACATATAACTTCCAGAGTAACTACCAGTTGCAATTGGATTATTAAATATTCTTACTTTATCAGTATTATAACCAGCTAATAATTCAGTTTTAAGTTCACCACCAAATTCTTTAACATTTAATATACTACCTGTAATACCAAATGTAGTAACTAATGCTTGTAATCCGTTAACTGTACCTTTTGTTTTTAACAAGTAAGGTAAGTTATGATAAATACGTTTATATAATTCAGCAACTAAATCTTTACGTGGTATATTATTTAAATAACTACCTGTAACAGTAAAATTATTGTCAAATATAGCACTACCTGTATTAGCACCTAAATAGTAACTACTTACAGCTTCACCTGCTTTACTATTGTAAAGCTTAATACCTAATGATTTTAAGCGTTCATACACTAAATCTTTAGATATACCATAATATAAATTATTATTAGCAATATTTAAATCAGTTACTGATTTTAAATAAATCCAAATATTATCAAAATATTGACCAGTCATGTTTAAAAATAACAAGAATGGTTGGTTGTCAGTATTATCTTTTACAAATGCTGGTACAGCATATTCTAAATTAGTTACATTATTAACATCATAATTAGAAGCAGACATTGATTGAGTTGTAAACCAATTTATGCTTGTAGATGAAGTTACTGAAAGTAATTGGTATGGTTTTAAAGAACCAGATTTAGGCCAAGTATATGAACCAGAATCAAAATATAAATAGTGTTCGTATCCATCAAATTGAGAAATAATATTATTAACACTAGATGAATACTGATTTATTTCAGTTTGTAAGCTAGGTGTTGTAGGCAATAATGCTGTAAAATTACCGATTGCATTATTATAGCTTTCAATTTGTGTAAGTTTACTTTTAAAATTATTTAAACGTTGATAAGCTGAACCAAAGAATGCAAAATTGTTATAGTTAGTATAATCAACATTAATATTTACACTTTGGCTAGTAATAAGATTTAATATCTTTTGATAAGAGTTACTTTGTAAACTTTGTAAACTAGATATCAACCCAGAGTAATTATTATACTGTGTAGATATAGTATTTTGGTTAGCAAGAGGAATATCAAAATTAGGACCTCTTAACAACGGAGTTGCAGGAGGTAATATTAATTTGTCTAGATTAATATCAAACTCATATGGATTTACCTTTTCTTCAACAACCCATAATGATTGTTTTAACTGAATAAATGTAGGTAAAGGTTGATATAATTTAAATAATATTTCATATCCTGAAGCTACAGTATTTAAAGCTACATTTATAGCTACAAATTGTTGATTATTACCAAAATTAAGTAAAAAATCAACATAATATTCAGTATTATTAATTTCATTTATAAGCTCATTAGCAACAGATTCAATTTCACTATCCGATAATGTTGTTGATGCTAATCTAACTTCAGTTCTGTCTTGAGATATTTCTTTAACAAATAAAGCTTTATCTATAGGATTTGATAATCTGTTTTTAAAGAAATTATAAACAGTATTAAATTCACCAGATGAATATCCTGTATTTTGTAAATCCATTACTGGATCTATTTGAATAATAGGATATAATGAAGCTGTAGTTTGAGTAAAGTTAGAGATAACTCCTACTGTATTTGTAGTGTTATCGCCTGTAGTATTAGGAGCTGTAGAACTACCTGGGTTTAAACTTGTGTTTGGAGGTAATTGGTAGTTTAAATAGCTATAAGTAGAACTTAATAAATTTCCACCAGCATCATAAGTAAAGTATTCAATATAATCACTCGGTTCACCAAAATTTTCTTGAATATTTTTAGATGAAATTAATTGAGTATCAGCATCAGAATATCTTGAAACTGATGTTGTACTTATAATACTTCCTACTATTTGTATATTATTCGCCATTATGCTGTTGTAGTTAAAGCGTTAAGTGCTTGTTGAGAAGCAATAACTTGTTCACGCAATGATGTAATTTCATCTAATAATGCTTGAATGTTGTTTTGGTCTATATTAACTCCTAAATAAGCTGCTTCTTTATTTAAAATATAAGTATGTGAATTTGTATCTCCTTCTTTTGGAATTTGATAAAATAAATCTTCATATAATTGAAAGAAATCATCTATCGTAAACGTTTGTGTTTCCGGTGATGTATTACTATTCAATAATTGATGAAATTGTGTATCAATTACTTTTTCAAAGGTATTCTTATCGAATACTGTTTTTTCTATAGGAATTTGAGACATTATCTTATAACTTTAAAGTAATAGTTTTCATCAAATACTATTGTTTCTCCATTTGGTAGTATAGATTTAAATAATAATTGATAATAACGTTCAGGTTCTAAACCATTCATATAAACGTTAAAATAACTACTAGTTCCATCGCAGCTTATAGCTGTATATGTTGTATTATAATCTACGACTATTTCCTCAGTATCCAAATCTTTTATTGACCAGTATGAACAAGAAGGTAAAGCGTAGTTTACTAAATTAAAATTAAACGAAGATGTATTATATGTTCTAGGAGGATATTTAGCTCTAACTTTAACATTAAAACATTGAACTGAATCCTGTTGGTATTTGTTTTTATTATTACCTAAACTAGTAACATATAAATCTGAATTCATTACTTGTAATGAACCTGTATTGTATATTGTATCGTTCCATCTAATTTCTAAACATGGAGGATATATAGTATGAGTATTTGCTGAGAAATACTGTGTTTGAAAAGGTAAAGATGCTGTAGTAAATTCTAATGATGCACTATTTTTTAATATAAGTCCATAATTAGGTATAGTACTTCCAGACCATGCTGTTACAGTATTTGTAACTTTTAATTCAATATCACCAGTAGATATGCTTGAAAACGATTGAGTAGCAGTATATTGTGAACCACTATACCATAAGCCACCTCCTATATTGCTACCAGATTGATATGAACCTGTTGTTCCAGCAGGGAATGTAGGTAAAGTATACCAAGCATCATTTCCATTTATAGTTGACCAGTTAGCACCATCAGTAATAACGGGGCTATCAGACAATCTACCTGTACCAGCGCTCCAGTTAGCCGCTACGGGATGAGATTCAATAGTATAATTTACAGGAATCTCAGTAGCGTTAGCTAAATACATTTTTAAGTAAGCATCATACGAAGCTGTACCTACTAAAGTAGCAAATACATTATTTATCTGCCAAGAAGGGAATTGAATTAAAACCCTTGACACTTCGTTTGTAGAAGTAGCAGAAAGAAAAGTACTAATCTCAGTTATTTCATCTAATCCAGTGTTTTGAGTTGGATAGTATGAATACAGAGTAGCACTTTGTTGTGGAAATATTTTATAAATGGCCATAATTACATGATTACTACATATAAATATGGCCGTTTAGTGTTTTTAAGCTAATAAAGCATAATATTCGTGGAAATGCTTAACGCGATCTTCAAGACCAATTGTACCACCATTAACACGTTTAGTGATAGATGTAACAACAGCATCAGTAGCACCGCCGTCTGCTAATTTTTGTAATCCATTTTTATGGAAGAACCACGCTGCTGATGCTAATGGGTATTTAGTTGCTACTAAATCTGGTGTAGCTACTGTATCTTCACCAATTGCCTCAGCGAATAATTTATAATTATCATGCCCAGTTAATTGAATAAAACCACGACCGTGGAATTTCCAACCATCTCCTGAAGCTTCAGGACCATTACCCATTCTACCACCATATACTTTGTTAGCGATTTTTTCTGGTTTGCGCTCATAAGGTAAAGCAGCTGCTTCATCAGCAAAATACTTATGGAAAGTACCTACTAAACCTTTAGCTCCGTAATTTAAATTTTCTTGTACTAATTTGAATCCACCTGATTCATGTCCACATTGAGCTAAAAAATGAGCTAAACGTAATGGAGTGTTAATTTCAAATTTGTCTTGTATTCCTGGGATTTGAGCAATAACGCTATCAGGAATGTGTCCTTTTAGTTTTTCTAAGTTCATATACTTGTTTTATTTATGTAAACCTGTTTCGCCGAACTTTACTTTTATTTTTGGTTCGTAGCCTTTAGGTAATTTATTTTCATATCCAGCAAACTTACTATGTTCATCATCATACTCTAATTCAAACGTAAGTTCAGTTAAGTTCATTTTAAGTTGAGACGTTGTATTCATACCATACTTATTATCTGTTCTATAAGGATTGTTATAATTATCATCTGTTATAGATTTAGATAAAATTGGTAAAATTTGATCTTCACTTGTTACATCTTCTAATTCGGTTTCTGCTATTTCTCTTCTAGATATAGATGATGCTCTTTTAGGACCACTAGTATAACCAGCGTCTTTGTAATAAATACCATGATTTGTTCTAACAAGCACCTTAGTATCTGGTTTCATTTTAGTAATAACAGGTAAGTGTTTGCTTGTAAGTTCAATTACAAAAGTATAGTTAGGGCTAGAAACAATAGTTTCACCTTTAACTCCTACTTCTTTAGGATCTTCACCTTTATAAGAAGTAATAGCACGTACTGCCTCAGATAATTTTCTATGAGCCAATGCGTGTCTAATTTTCATACCATCATAAGATGGAGAAGGTCCTTTCTTTTTATCTTTATCCGCATCTGGAGGCATTAATCCTTGAGCTTCATCTTCAGCAACCATTAAGGAAGCATTGACAATACCAATTCCATATTCATTCATTCCTTCAGAATAGTCAGTAATCTCGTCATATAAATAACAACACTCAATATCATCAATTAATTCATGAATTATTTTAACAGTAGGGTCATAAGCACGATCCCTGTTTTTAGCTAATATTCTATCACCATCTATTTTAATAGCAGCAACCACACATTCATCAAGTCTAGGCTTAAGGATGTTTTTAACAATGTTTAATAGTTTCATGTTTTAATTTTATATTACGACTCTACCTTGAATATCATTATTAGGATATCTAACCTCAAATATACTTGGGTCTAACGACGGATAAATATGTCCATCACGTGTGGCCCCTGCAATATCATAAGCATATTGTGAATAAGTTGTATTTGTGCTATCATAATTGTTAGTAATATTAATATCTACTACGGCTTGTACACCAACTACTTGTAATAGTGTAGACATTATATCAGAAATTATAATAGGTTGATTAATAGACCAGTTATTAATATTGAAAAAAGTTTGTAAATTTGTAATACAACTTGTAAGTACATCGTTATTATTATATCCTCTTTGTACTCTTATATCAAAATTAATACCTATGTTAATGTAAAATGCATCTTTAATATTAATAGCATCAGTAACCATTCTATATTGGTTAATGTAAGTAGCTAAATTATTTTTTAATGATGTACTAGCTGTAACTAATTGTTTATTAGAATTATAACCTAATATAAACATATCTAAAGCTAATGGGTTACTAGCGTTAGCGTTAAGACTTGATACAGTTGGTTGAGCTATATTGTTACTTGTTATTTCTTGTGTAACATATACCTTAGCTATGCTACCATAGTTAGAAGGTAATGATAATGCTCTTACAATATAATCTTCTCGCGTTACCGCTCTTAATTGCGATTGAAACGCATATAAGGCGTTATTACGCATTTCTTCTACCTCATCAGCGCCTCTACCGCCAGCGGCAGGAGCTGGGTTATTTGAGGCCAAACTCGCTAATACTTGAGCAGACATACTATTATTTATGTTACTAGGAAAATATGCCCCAGTATTGCTTATTATAGTAATATCATTAGATGCAACGTTAGATGTTACACCACCACCAGTAAGATATCTTACAGTAATATTACTACTTGGAGCTAAACCATATTCTTGAGTAAAGAATGTAGATGCAACGTTATAGTTTGTATTTAAAGTAGAAATACCAGGTACTAAACCAAAATTAATATTATCTGGTGTAGGTAAAATAGTAGTATCAGATGAGTTAGTTAAGCCTGCTCCGAATTCTAATTGTAAAGTATCATCAGATAAGAATCTAGTTACAAAACGACGAGGTACTCTTTGATAGTTAACTAAGTAAGGAACACCATCGCTTCCAGAATTTGGGTTAGCTACAGTACTTAATACAGTAGATTGAGCTAAATATGGTACTTCATACCAGTTATTATTATTAGCATCAACAGCATCTAAAATTTGTAAAATATTATTATCTGTAATAGATGCTACTTGAAATTTTTGTGGAGTAGAAAAAGGTAAAACAATTGAATTAATTTGAGCTGAAATAGCAGTAACTGTTCTTTGTAATAAAAAATAATCTGAATTTACGAAAGTAACAATATTGTTAGCAACATCAGTAAAATCAACTTTAGTTGTAGTTAAAAAATTAGTTCCAGTACTAGCTGATGTTAAAGTGGTATTTTGTGGAACAACTAAAGCATAAGTATAGTTAGGTACACTTTGTCCTGCTACTGTTGTAGAAGGAATTAATTGGTATATATCAACTAAAACATTTGATGCATGGGATACTTGAGGACGATAACCTAACATATAAGAAAGAGCAATTAAGTTTTCTCTCTCTTTAGCATAAGTTAAAAATGTTTCTTGTATTTGGGTATCAAGGTAAAAAGATGAAACATCACCAACATATGAAGCCAATTCAATAAATAATGCTCCCGGATTAGCATCCGAAAAGTCATTATAATTGTTTGGAAAATAAGTTTGAGCGTAGTTTAAAAGGTTAGTTTTAAAATCGCTAAAGGTTTTATTTAAATAAGATACTCTATTATCTGTTGGTGTCATTTTATATAAATTGTACTGTTATTTGATCCGATGTTCCCGAAACTGGTAATATATAGTTAACTGTAACTGATATAGAATTATGGTCTGTGTCTTGGTTTACTATTACGTCTTGTATTTGTACTTGAGGAATAAACATGTTAGTAGCAGAAACTATAATATCTCGTATTGTAGATGAAGTTTCTTCTGTTATTCCTTCAAATAAAACTTTTTTTAAATCCATTCCAAACTCAGGGTTAAATACTCTTTCACCTGTATCTGTAAGTAACAGGTTAATTAGATTATATTTAGTTTGATCTTGAGTACTAAAAGTATTATTAAATGGCCCAGAAGGACCATTAAAAGGAAGTTTTATCCCAATTGCAATATTTTTTTGCAAATCTAATGGGTTAACACGTATCGTTTGGGGTATCGCCATCTTATCCTAGATTTTTTAAACTAGCTTTCTCTTGAGGAGTCATGTTAGCAGCTGAATCAGCTATAAATGCTAAGAAAGGATTAACTTTCTCTCCAGTTTCTTCATCAACACCGTCGATAACTTGTAATTCATTAAGTTGTGAAGGTTGATTGTTAAAACCGAATTGAGCTCCCATTTTAGAAGCTAATTGATTACGAACGTCACCAGATAATGGCACGCTGTTAGAAGTGAAGTTTATTGTTCTACTCTCAGTTAATTGAGCTTTTTTGTTATGTCTAACTAAAGCTTCCTCAATTAATTCAGGTAATTCTTCGTATATAGCCTCTGCTACCGCTTCTTTGATTAGTTTTTTGAATAATTTAATGTTCATGTAAATAAATATTTAGCCTTGTAAATTTTGTTGATCTATTTGTAATTTTAATTGTTCTATTAAGTCGTTAGGATCCAATGTGTAAGAATAGTCACTACGTAAAGTAGGTACATTACTACTATTATAAGCAATAGCATAATGTCTATAATTACCCGCTATGATATATTGTGTATTATTGTCTTGTTTTACGGCAAATGTAAATCCTTTATATGATCCAAACCCACTTCCGAAACTATTATTTAATAATGTATTTAAATCCGGGTTATTAGCCGCAGATGTATCTAATGTTCCATTAATAGTTAATAATTGTGATTTATAATTTTCTAATATAGTAACAGCTCTGCTTAAACTAACTAATATAGCTGGTAAGAATGCACTTAAAGCCAATACTAATTTATTAGCTTTTTCTAATAATTGTAATAATCGTGATACAATTCCTGGAGGTGTAGGTACAGGTATTGCAGATAATATAGCCGATAATACAGATACTATAATACTGAATATAGAAATGTAAACTGATATTTGAGAGATTTGTTGTTGGAGGTTATTAATTTTAGCCTCATTGTTACTTATAACCTTTACAGCGTTGTCTCGAGTTACTTTAGCATTATTTAACTGTACAGTATCATTTGAAATATTAGCATTAGTAATAATAGTATTAGTATCATTAACTAATTTTTTAATAGTATCATTTTGAGCTATAACGTTAGCAATAGCGTTTGTTAAAGCTAAAGCTAAAATAGGAGCTAATGTTTTAGCAGCATTTTGAAGTACAGCTTGATTTTTAGCTTTTTGAGCAGCTGATTTTTGAGCTTGAGTTTGTGATTTAGAAATTGATCTATTATTCTTACGTTTAGTAAGAGCATCCTTTTGTTTTTTAAATGGATCTTTAAGATAATTATCTATATCGCTTTGATTCTTAGCTTTAGCAGTGTTATTATTACTTATAGCTTTTTGATAATTACTATCTAAAGTAGCTTTATCATTAGCATAAGTAGGGCTATTAGGATCTAAAACATTTACAGCGCTATTATATTTAGCGGTTATTTGTTGCCCTTGTAAAATTAAATCAGTTTTTTGTTGTTCTAATTTAATTAAAGGATTAGTTAAAGCATAAGTTAAAGCCGCAGCAGCACCCGCTTTTACAACTTGGTCTCCAAACGTTGTAGGAGATGTTTTGCTTAAGGTACTTAAAGTACTAGGGGATACTAAGGTAGATACGTCTTGAGCCATTATACTGTAAAGGTTTGAGTTGATTGAATATTATCTAAATCACCTAATAAATTTTGTATATCATTAAATAACTGAGTTCCAGCATCATTAATGGCAGGTATTGGAGATCCTTCTGAAGTTGCAGTAGCCATTGATAGATAATACGCTACATTTTGTAAAGCTGTACATAAGTCTAATATTAAGTCGTGTGTTTTACCACCTAATAATACAGGTTCTGTAGGTAAAGTACCATCTACATTGGTTCCTAGATTAATTCTAGGTGAATTTATATGAGTGTATCCATTAGCGTTTAAATTGATTGTATTATTAGTGTTTATTTCAACGTTAGTTGTAGCAAAAATCATTACTTCATCCTTTTTAGAATTTAAAGTAATTCTATCTGCATTTAAAATAACTTGAGATGAATTATATTGGTTAGCTAATAATGGTTTTGTTATTGGGTTTAAGCTATCATTTCTATTTGGTTGTAAAGGAATTAATTGACTTGTAGTTAAATAAACAGATGCTTGTTCCTTATTTATTTCTTCAATGTTAGGAGCTAAAGAACTAGAGTCTGTAGTTACATAGCCGTTAGCTAATATAGTAATTGGATCTCCATCGTTACCAATACTACTCCATTCATTTAAATTAGAATAAGCAGCAACCGTACTTCCAAATCTAATTCCGTTTCCTTTTCTACCTTGGTAAATTCTATCTCCTTCAAACGCTAATAAATTTCTTATATCAGCATTTTCAGAAAATGTTTTTCCTAAATTTCCTGTTCCAGGAGCATTTTGTTGATTATTATTCCAAAGATTAATAACTCCTAAATAATATTTTTGAGCAGCCGTACTATTTACATCTTGAGAAATAGGATTCGGACCATCTACTAGTAAAATTAATTCACCTACTAAGGGATAATGTTGATTATCAGCAAAAAACGGTTTAGCAACTTTACATTTAGTTAAATCAGTTACAGACACATTTTTACCAGAACCATATTCTAAATAAAATACAGTTCCAATTCCATTAAATCCACCATTAGCTTCAAATAAATCTTTAGTTGGAGTATTTTCAGTAGTAATAACACCAAATACCTTACCTACGTTAGTAGAAGAAGGAGCAACGGGGCTATTCATTCTAGAACTAGCTAAAGCAAATCCACCTAAATTTTCTTTTATTTTAAAGCTCATTTATTATCTAGTTGAGGTACGATTGGTGATGTTTCAAGTAATTTATTACTTTCTTTTTGTATTTCTTTTTGTTCTGCTATTAATGCGTTAATTTCATCCATATCTATAAATCCAATATCATCTGTAGCTGTACTAACTGCCGCACGTTGCGCTATGCCTGCTATTTTAATTAACTGATCATTATTTTTTACATTAACATCAATTAAATCCTTAACAGTAGGCATTAAATTTATGGCGTAAGCTGCACTTTGAGTAGCCATAGGTTTAATAATATCAATAAATTCATTGATTTGTTTATCGGTATCCTTATTATTTTTATGGATTTGTTTAAACAAGTCCGATAAAGACGTATTTCCAAATATTTTTACGTCATCAAAATTAGCCATAGATTATGTTTATCAATAAATATATGTAGTTAAATTTTTATATAGCCGTGCTGATAGTATTCATTATACAACCTACTTCGCACGATATCTAACTTTTTAGTAACTTTAGTAATCTGAGGTGTAGATGTGTCTGTTATCTCACGGATATAAATGTATAATGCTTTCTTATTAAATATTTCTAGCGTCTCACGCTTACGGAATAATTCAATAATAGCATCTGCTGTACGAGCATCTGTAGTTTTAGGGAATAAAGTATATAAATGTTTATCTACATACCTAACATACTGATCTATAAATGTATTTGGATTGGCTTCCTCTTCAGCTGCACGGATAGTATCATAAAGAATAACTTTATCTTCATCTATATCTTCAACGTCAGCATGTTCTTGAAGTTTCTTATAATTGTTATTATTGTAAACGATTAAGTAACGTTTAGCAATAGTACCAAAATAGGAGAATGCCTTACCTTTATCTTGTTTATACTTGTGAAGCTTCTCAAGCAAAAAAGTTACTACCTCGTGTTTCAGTTCCTCAATGGTATCTGAATCCGTGTAGTAAAATTTAAAGGTATGGATTATATTTTCTGCTAACTTATAAAAAGCATATTCAATACGCTCTCTATAGATAGCATTTCTAAATGTTTGATCTTCAGAAGCCAAATATTCAATAATGGCGTTCTCAGTATCTTCAGTAAAATAGATACGTGGCTCTTTAGGCTTACGGCGACGGGGTTGACCGCGTTTGTTTAAAGCCGGCGATTTTAGCTCATTATCTAAAAAAAAGTCTAAATCATCCTCATAGTAAGTTGACATAAGTATTTGATGTTTTACTACAATATAATAACAGGAAATAACGTAGCCAAACTACTTTCTCCTATTACTGAATTGATTTAAAACATCTTGTATTTCCTTTAAACTTCTAAAGAAAGTACCTACTTCATCATCCGCTTCAAAAGCACCCCTATTATCTAAATCTCTAATAGTAGAGTCAGAATTAGCAATAATAATACTAATCGCGTCAATATATTGTTGTTGTTCAATAAGGGCTTTTTCTAATTTAGAATTTTTACTAATAAGTAAATACCCCAATACTATAACTAGTTCAATAATATGAACTAAAACTACCCAAAACGCTATTATCATAATTATCTATTTTGACCAGCATTAGCAAATTGTTGAGCAAAATCATCCGGCTCAACAGAAATCATGCTACGTACACTTTCAATTGATTCTTTTAACTGTTCAAGGGAAGCAAGAATATCATCTTGTCTCATTCCTCTATTTACTTGTAATTGTACACGACTAACTACTGTTTCTACAGTTGTCAATTTATCCAATACGTTGTTTTTATATCTCATAATTGTTGTTTATATATATAAATATACGATCCTCCGTGTCCCCAACCTCATTTCCCTTCCCTTTCCCCCTATCAACCATTTTTCAAAACCCTCGTAGGTTGAAGTTACAACATTCACTTTGCACTTCCAAATCTTTCTCATAAAAAAAGCCGCTTGACGAGAGCGGCTTATCTAATATATGTACCAGTTTTTGCAAAAAGTAATTATTTACGTTTTAATTCTTCACGAACTATCTGTCTAATAGTTTCTTTAATAGTTTTTATTTTAGGAGTTGTCTTTAAAATATCTCTAATTAAATTATTAACTTCGGGATTATCCACATCAAACTCAAAATATCCTTTTAGCTTATTTGTTTTAATTTCAAAGCTATCAATTTCAACATTTTGCTTTTCCAAAGCATTCAAAAATGCTGCCTTATCTTCTAATTTTATTTTGTAGTGACTCATATCAATAAATATAATGAGGGAACATTTAACAGCCAATTGCTACTCACCTACATATAAATCTACGTATATACTCATATACTAAACGACTTTATATGTTCTTAAATATAAGATCAACCAAAAGCGCAACCTTATATGTACTTAAATATAAACGCGTTTAAATCGCATTTAAAACATCTGTTTGCGTGGGTTTTTATAATCCACACGCACACGAGAAGTGTGATCAGACTTAGATAAGTAAGAAAAAGGATTAACAACAGGACCATAATACGTAACTACACTCCAGCGAATATCAGATGGATCTGGTACGCACGTATAAGCAGTAGCTTTCTGGCATATAAAATGATCATTAATATCTAACTCAACATAATTCTTAGTTTCGTCCTGGGTAATGCGTATCATAATTAACGATTTGATTTAAAATCATCATCATAAGCACTAGCATACTTAACATAATCATAGTATATAATAATGGCAAAAGCCACCATTAACCCCCCTATTATACACAACGTAGTGATAGGAAATAAAATAAGCAGCGTAGTAAAGATAATGGCTACTAACCAAATTATTGTCCACGCAATGGCTCTAGCTCTAGTGTGTTTTTTCATTTTGTTTACGCTTAATTTTAAAATCTGATAATACTCGTAGTGGTAAAAATAACCAACTAACGATACATGCTAATAAAAAAGTTATTAGTATTTCACTATATGAAATTTCATTGTACTTATCTAATTCGGTATTTACAACCATTGCTGTAGTGATAGCGCCTGCTAAAAAGCACCATGCTAAAAATAATGTCATAACTTATTATTTTAAATATTTTGGTTTAAGTATTCGTTCATAGTAATCTACGACCTCTTCTTTGCCATCTCTACTAATTCTTGTCCATGTTGCCGGAGCTTCTTTTCTACATTGCTCTATCCTTTCACGTTTGGATTTAGTTTTATCTGTATTATACTCATAATATAACCATGCTTCCCAATAATGATCAACTGCATCCCTATCTTTAAACCCTACCATAAGAGCAATTTGGTAACCAAAAAATACAAATGATAATATAGGACCCCATTCATATCTAAAACTATCATATTTTGTTTTCCATCCTAAACTACAATAACTAAATCCTACTTTAAGTGGTACTGCTTTTTTATAGTTGTAGTACATGTCATATAATTGAGCATCAGATACTAATACTTTATTCTTATTAGCCTTATGTTCCTCTATTGCCTTTTGTATATCTTGGTTATTATATTTAACCCACTTTCTAGGATAGAAATATGGTATACCTATCTGTATTTTACCAATGTAAAAACTTACTTTGAATGGTTTGAATGGACTATTCAATATTTTTAGCCATCTAAGACTGCTGAGGATATATTTTAAATTCATAGGTTATTTGTTTGATTCTTCCAAACATCGTGGGCATTCTTCTTTATATGCTTTATCGTGTTTAGAACAAAATTTTTCTTCCGTAACGATAGAACTAGGATTTTGCCTAATCAACGTCTTTCCGTTCATTATAGAATCCATGTATTCTTCATATGTTACGCCGCATTCTCTTGCTTGCTGTATTCTAACATCTTTAATGTGTTCGACCATTGCCTCTTTTGTTAGCAACACATTTCCGGTAAATTTTTTTAAAGGTATCATGATAATAAATATTGTATTTAAGTATATACTTTTGTCGATGCAAAAAAGTTGTTAAAAGGTGATCTTTGGGTTTTACAATTGTGATGCAAAAGGGGCTAAATGGAACTTGCGGATATAGGTATATACTATCGATGGTGAAAGATCGTGCGTCTGTTGAACGTTACACCCATTTTTGCGGCACCGCGGCGCCCCGTCGATGTACCGCAATTAGCGTGGGAGCGACTCGCTATAGTCCCGCCATCGGTCCGATATCAATCGCTATCGTCTCAAAAAGACAAAAAGACCGAGACTTTCGTCCCGGTCATTTTTTATTTACTATTCTGTCTATCTAGTAAAATAGCAATATTCTTCTTGAATATCATTAGGTTCAACTAAGTTCCATCCAAACGGTCCATCCGCCCAATAAGCCTTATCATCTATCCATTTATATAATTCATCCACACTAGTAAATGTAAGTGATCCACCTGAATGTCCTCCATCACAATCTGAACTACCATAGTTAATATATATTTTTCCGTACTTAACTAGTTGCTTTAGCATTTCATTTTCTGTCTTCAATTGTTCAATTGTCATAATATTAATTTTAATTAATTATTTAATAATTAAATATACAAAAATTATTTTGCCAAAAAATGAAGAGCCCTGTTTAACCAGGGCTCATTAGTTACCTCAGATTTCCACATCAGCTAAAATATCAGCTACTGAAACCTGGGATACACCATTTCTAGGTATACCAGTAGTACCTTTTGGTCTACCCACTTTAATTTCAATCCCACTAGCACGTCTTGCCTCAATTGCCATTAGGCGTTGTTGTCTTGCACTGGTTGGGTTGCTTGGTCTACCACGTTCAACTGATTCACCTGCTGCACGTTTAGCCTCGATTCTAGCTAATTTCATTTGTCGAGCTGAACCATTTACTACTGGTCTGCCTCTACGTTCTACTTTTTCTGTTGTTACATCGTTCATTGATGCTTCTGTTGTGTCGAATGTTTCTTTAGTCATAACCTTGATTTTTTATTATTAATTAATTCAATGATGTAAATATACGATTGGATTTTGCCTAACCCAATTTTATTTAGTTATTTTTGAATCCGAAAATTACAATCTATCATTACAACATCTGGGTACTCACTATCTTCTTCATAAGTACCATTATCAACTCTTTCATCCATTAATTCATAATCCTTTCTAGTTAATTCCACATCATACCACTTTTCTTCATCAATCCTACCTGAAGTTAACTCTTCAGTATAACTCCAATTTGTGTGATCACGGTGGTATAAAACCACTTTTTTGTCTTGAGGTAATTTCTGTAATTCCTCAATTAATTCTTTTACTGTCATACTTATTAATTTTATAACGTAAATGTACATAGGGTAGGGCAGACTAGCAACAGCTGCCCTAATTTTTTTAGATAAATAATTCGTAGGGATTATCTACATACTCTCCTGTAGTCTGTGCATAAGCACTACGAATGTCTACCCAAGTTCCCCATCTTAAGTCTGAAGTAAAGAAGTTCTCTAATAACTGCTTTTCTGCATCAGCACCTAGGCTTGGATACTTCTCTTTCATGTTTGCTATAGCTTTTAATAACTGTGGTTTTGCTCTCTCTAATAATGTTGGATAATTCATAACTTTTAATTTTATAACGTAAATGTATGAGCGGGACTTTGCCCGCTCACACAATTTTCTAACCGTAAATCACTTCATTATATATTACTGTTTGTATTATACAATCTGCTGTTGTAGCATCGTCACGTTCATTTATAGCATCCATTAGGTGCCTATGTGGTGTATTTGCTACCCTTTCATGTATTAAATCCATTGTAATTGGATGACGCTCCTCATCATTATTATCTACTATCCATAGTGACTTTCCGTTACGTAGCATTTCCATTAATACATCTTCCCAACATTGCTTAATACCTGGTTGAGCCTCGTTTAGTTTTTGTTTGGCTGCTTTGTACTCGTCACTGTCATAATCTAATTCTAAATCGTAGTAACTTAATTCGCCTAAACCATTGCACATAGCATTGAAGAATATTTCTTCTGATTCGCTTTGTTCTAATACAATTTTCATAATTTTTAATTTTATAACGTAAATGTACGACGTAATCGTGCCTAACACTTTGCCTATTAAAATAAATAGTAAATTTGGAGACGGCAAGGCTCGTTCATACATTCATGTTACCGATTTGGGTAGGCGCTCCATGGTACGAGTGAAGAGATCAGAGGTAGGCTGCGCTGCAAATATTCATCCGTTCTTGATAGGCAGTCACCTGAAGGTACGAATAGAATTTTGCCCAAACAAATGAGCAGTAAAGTAGCCATTGCGGAATGCAACAGCTACTATTATATTTACTTATTTAATTCTCGTTTCAGTGCGTCTTTGATAACACCCGTCAGTACAGTTATTCCTAGTACGATGAAAAACACCATATACAATTTCCATATTGCTTCCCATCCCTTACTGTTGTGCCTGTTAATGTACGATAGTGGTAATATACAAAAAAACACTACTAAACAACAAACATCGGATAATGTAACGTTCATAACTAATTAATTTTATAACGTAAATGTAATGTTTTGTTTTGCCGTACACCAAGGAATTTCTTGTTATACGAAAAGGGGTGGTGTGTTGCGCAAAAATTATGGATCAACTACACACAACCCCCCACACCGAACGGGGGACATTCCACATGTAATGAATGACATTTAAACAAAACACCACACATCCCATCCCCGCTACCCACATTACCGTCTTGTTTTACATACAAAGCCACTTTACCCCATACCAAAAAATGCACGAAATTTAGCGCGTAACGGCGCTAAAAAACGCATACCTTTAGCCCCATTACACTTCTCATTATACAAAGCTACCCAACTATTTCGCTCTTCCGTCATATATTTCAATTGCATTTTATTATAATTCAGTTCCGTTTGCAACGTTATTACCCGAGCATTTAACACATCAACCGCTCGCATTGTACTACGTAACATACCCTCTCTATCGTCCAACAATTCCTTTATCACGTCATACTCGTCCTGGGTTATTATATTATTATTCTTTTTCTCTCCGTCGCCCTCACTTACCGCTACTCCATACTCAACATCCAGTGCCGGATCATAGATTAATTTTATAAGCGCAACTTCATCTTCAGCACACCAATTTGCCCAATTGCTTGCTCCATCTATTTGTACACGAAACGTTTTGTCTCGTTCATCTATTTCCGTTACAGTCCCTACATTGCCTTTTTTATTAGCAGAGCTACCAACCACGTTACGTTTCATTATTACACGATCACCTAATTTGTATTTCATATTAATTCATATTTTCGTAGTGATCATATTCCTCTACCACTATTCTTATAATGTTGGAAAAACCAATCATTATTATTATTACTAGGATTATTTCCGCTACAAGTTTAATTAATTCAATTATCATAACTTTTAATTTTATAACATAAATGTACGTGCAAAATTGTGCCAAAAAAATAAGCCCCATTGCTGGGGCTCATTGTATTTATTCTTCTTCTGTTGTTTCGCCGAACTCTTTTATGAATACATCATTAATTGCTGTTGATACACTGTCGAATAGTTCACTTGTGTTCGCATCTAGTGAATCAATTTCAACTGTATTACTATAACTAATAGTAAATTGTGCTGAACCATAATCAACTATATCTTCACTATCTAAACGGTCTATTGTTTGTTCTACTGCGGCTAGTACCGTTTCAAGTAATTCCTGATGATCAATTTTGGATTCTGTTGTTTTTAGTTTTAATCCAACTATCTCATTGATTGATAGTGCAAATTTACTTAGTACTTCCTTTACATCTTCTTTAGTGTAAAGGCTTGGAAAATGGTTATCAATTTCGGTAAATGATAATGCCATTGTGTCTTGAACCATTGTAGTTAATTCTAACTTGTTCATAACTTGTTTAATTTTTAATTATTTAATAAACTAAATTTACAATAAGAATTTTGCCAACCAAGTATTTTATTGGTATTCCGGTTCGATTTGACTTAAGTCCTCAATCAAATCTTTATTGTCATTCATCAATTTGATTAGTCTAATTCTAAAACGTTCGTCACGTTCGTTTCCGGCTTCCTCACTAATATTATTTAAACAATCTAGTAAATCGTGATAGGTATTTTCAAACCTACAATAACTCATATTTGCCATAATTTTTAATTTTATTTTGTTAAGAATAGTTCTATATCACAATCTTTAATTATATATCCTCTAGGACCAATTTCAAATAAATCTCCATCATAGTTTAAGTGTCTATGGAGTTTATTTTCAATGGTGTATACTGATCCCATTTCATATCCATGGTGATTGCTATTACCAATTATTTTTACTTTATCTCCAACTATGAATTTAGTTGGTGCTTTAGTGAATTTGAAAATAGTATCTTTATTTATCAATTCATATAATTCATTAACCTTATCAAATGGAATCTTTTGACATCCCACTTCAACTATTTTATTTTCTCTATTAACAATTGCTATATAGTCACTAGTTAGTCTTAACTTGTCAGGAACATCATATTTCTCTAATAATTCAATCATTTCCGTTAATGATACTCTACGCTCATCATCGATATGTCTTATGCCGCTTATTTGCACATCATTTTTATCAGGATTGAACATAAATACAGGCCGTTTAACTACGCCTCCTGATCTGTAATTTTCACATACAGTTATGTTTTTGCTTTCAGCAATGGCAAATAACATGTTTAATACATGTTGGTTTCTGACTTCAGTTGCTCTTGATTTGTTCATATTTTTTAATTTTATAACGTAAATGTATAAACAAGATTTTGCCTACAAATTATTTTTTAGGTCTTCCTCGCTTACCACCACTCTTAGCAAGACGTTGTGTATTAGCTAATTCACGTGCTGCTTTTTCTACTTCGCTTAGTCCCGGTCTGCCTCTACGTCCTCCGTTTGCTGCTTTAGGTTGTTTAGGTACGCTCTGTCCTGCTGGTCTTCCCCTACGTCCGCTTGATTTTTCGTTACGTTCAGCTTTAGCTGCGTCACGTATTGCTTGTTCTTCATTACTTAGTCCCGGTCTACCACGTTTACCTCCCTCCGTTTTGACTTTGGCTTGTTTAACTTCCTTAACTACAGCATTTTCGTCTTGCTCTAGTATGTATTTCTTCATTTTAAGTAATGAAGGATGCTTTATAACTTGATCTAATTCATAGCTACGTGTAGCGCCTGTACTATCAAATACTTCAAATCCACCATCTTTAAACCATTTATTTTCGCCTGGTTCCCATCTACGTTTCAGGTAGAATGTCATACTGGTTTCATGAAAAAACGGAGCGGGTAGTACTCGTGTCATTGGTTCCGTTGCAACAAGCTCCGGTTCAACGTCAGTATATGCTCTGACATAGTCACCTAGTACTATGTCTTTTAATATCAGTGGTTTACTTATTATTCTCATACTTTAATTTATTTACAAGTTATTCAAGGCGTGATTAATCCCATAGTCAATTCCTGCATGGAAAAAAAGTAAATAGTCTGTTACATGACTGGGTTCAAAGCTATACTTTATAATTTTATTTTCCGAAGGAAATAAAAGTTCACGATCTTGTACGTGTGGTAATTGTTTAACACGATCACCAAATGCCTTTACTAAAAATGGCCAACGATCATCAGTTGTAAATAATTCTACTGCATCCATATTTTTTAATTTTATAACGTAAATATACAACTTTTACTTTGCCAAAAGTAAGGGATCCGGGTAAACACCCAGATCCGTACCATTAAAAATTAAAAGTATGAAAATCGATTTTAAGCCTCGTCGGCTAATATCTCTACTTGATTGCCTTTATTATCAAAACATTCCCATCCAGTGAATCTAAATGTATCACTATGTACATAAATGTATTCTGCATTATAGTCATTCATCACTTCACAGTATTGGTTAAGTTCTATTTCTCTTGGTTCAACCATACCCCACGGTTCATTTCTATCACGATGGTATGCAACACAACTATCAAGTGTTTCACCTAATGCACTCAAATCGCCTAACTCTATTAATTCATCTACTATTTCAGATGTATTATAGTTATTAACTAACATTTGTCCTACACCAGATGGATAACCATCATAATGACAAAAAATAATCTTAGTAACTTCATTATTCAGTTGGATTCCAATCAATGATCTTGTTGCCACAGTATTTAGTTTTAATGATTAGCAATTGATAAAAAACTATTCGGTCTACCATGCTTATCAGTCCATAACCCCATTATCAATTTAGCATTAATCTTTGAATCGCTTGCTGTATGTAATCTAGATACATTTAATTCTTCTACCCATTTACGATAAGCAGGATCAGATGCTGTTACTTGTCTTTCCTGTTCGATTTGATTTAATCTTTCAATTGATACATTCATAACTTATTATTTTTATAATGTAAATGTATAAAATTTACTTTGCCAATTACTTTATTTCGTTTGAAGAAACGATAGTAACATTTTTAATATTCATTTTTCCTAACGCTTCAATTACTTGATTAGTAGCATCATTACTGCTTTTAGCTTTAGTTATTACCTCGCCCCGTGTTTTTTCGTTTTTATCACTAACAGTGAAGGATATTTGGTGTTTTTTCATAACAATTAATTTAATAATTCCATGTTGAACCACTTCTACCTACTACACAAACTCTACGTCTAGGTGCTTTATATCCTCCTAATTTTGCTCCAAATTCTACTGCACATGAACTAAATAAAGCCATAATAACTAATGCTACTAATATTTTTTTCATAATTTTTAATTTTTATGAGATAAATGTAGGTGGTCAGTTTTGACCACCCACAAAAATTATTTTAGGCTAACATATTTTCAACCCATATTTCATTTGTTCGCTCTACATAATAAACACATATACCACGATAGTCAAATCTTTCGTTTTGTTTTAAATACTCAACGATTTCACTATCGAATTCATTATTAACGGGGTACTCTACAACTTCTGAATTACCTAAATTACTAAAATAATTCAGATTGTCATTAACAAATTGTTCTAATTTTTTCATAATTTTTAATTTGAGTAAATGTACAATAAAAACTTTGCCTATTCTTAATAATATAATCCTTCATTTCCGTTTTGACCAATAATATCCATTCTTCTATTAGCTGTTGCTTCATCCCAAGCAGTTTCAGCAGCTGCTTCACGAGCTGTTTTACTCATTTGATTAACACCCATTCCTTCATATTTTAACAATGAATTGCAAAGGTATCTTTGAAATGCAGTCATTGATTTAGCTTCATTAACAGCATTCACTATTAATTGTTTATCTTTTTCATTAATAGATTTGTCATTTACAAAGTTAATTGTAAATTCCTTAGCTTCAGCTAAACTAGTCATTTTAAATACTTGCACACTGATTTGTTCGAAGTTAGATTTAATTGGGTATTTCATAGCAATTTTATTTGTATAAAGGTACAATGCTTATTTTACTCAACCTCATTACTAGTGCTATCTTCTTTCAAAGTCATATTTAATTGTTCAATGGATAGTAATTTACCATCTTCAGCTGCCTCAATTAATTCAACTATATTATCCCATAGCATATCTTTATCATCTGCTAAGTAATTGTTTAACATAGTTTCAGCCATTACTTCAGCATCATCCCTGAATAAAATTACTAGTTGATCATAAATTGAACTAATTTGTTCGTCTGTTAAAACACGTTGAAAATTGCGAGATTGTGGTGTGGGGTTATTTTCTTTTTCCCACATTTCAACGTTTGGATCATGTTCATTGTCATATATTCCCATAACTTAACTTTTTAAAACGAGATAATTATTTACTTTAGATTCTTCCCTACAATGTACTACATATCCTACTGAAACATCATATGCTTCATTACCATGAATTGGATAAAAATCAGTATTCATTTTACAAAATTGTTTAGCAAAATCAAATGCTTCGTATGACCATTCTTTATTAGCATTAGGTAATCGTATTAAAATATAATGTTTAAAAGAATTGATATATCCCTTATGTAATACTTTATAGTTTTGTGTACAAAGGCAAGCATGTATTTTATCTACTATACTAACTTCAAATACCTCAGGGAAATAATCTTCAATTTTACGTTTCCAATCTTGGCATGCTAACCTGTGAGCATCTAAAATGAATTTCTCACTTACTTCGTGCATTTTACTCATAACCTATTAATTTTATTGTTTTAATTCATTACACTTTGCTTAGCATATATAATTGCTTCGCTAAAAGCCTCTAATTCTTCTTCAGAACTAGGTGGAAAAAATAAATCTACTTCACCTACTAATGATTCATTGTCGTGAAGTCCTCTCATAATATGATGTTTAACCAAATTTTCAATTTGTAAACATTTTAATATTATAGTTGGATCAGTAAGATCATCCATTTCTTATTAATTTACAATAAATATAAAAAAAAAGATTTTGCCTTTTCAATAATTACTTTATCCATTCATCACACCCGTACTGAAACGCTTGGGCTGGAGTTAATTCAGGATCTTCCTTCATGTTTTTTAGGGCGCTGTATATAACTTCCAATTCCATTCCTGCTTCCATAGCTTCTGATAATAATATATCAATCACTTTCATGTCTGTTTGTGCACTCATTGTTTTATAAATTTATTATAAATATCACGCCTGTCCAATAACACCCATATAAGGTACTTTTACTGGCTCTTGATTGTTTATGTATTGTATGATCATTAATAATGCTTTATCTTGTTCATTATTAGTTATTCTTTCTGTATTAAGTTCCTTCATTAATTCTATTATATCCATATTTTGGGTATGTTGTTCTTTACCTAATAAAATTAATTCTTCATTAATTAATTTAATGTGTCTTATCAAGTAAACAATACTTAAACATAAGAAAATTACAATGATTGATAACACTATTATCATAACTTATTTGTTTTTAACTATTTCAATAAACCATTTAATAGCGGCAAGTTCTGCTGCTTCATAAGATTCATTGTCTTGTAATAACTGCGTTATTGGTCCATAGTGAACAACTGCTATATTTGTGTTACCTATTGAATAAGTAAAACCATACTTCTCCCTAAAAAACCTAAATGCTTGTTGGTAGAGTGGTGCGGGTAAACACCATTCGTGTTCAAATGGTATAACTAAGTTAAATGTAGGATTAGGTAGGTATGGGTCTAAATTATGATAACCTAAACATTTTTCATTAAAACCTAATTCTTTAAGTCCTAATGCTTGTTCGTAAGGGATAAATTCTTTTTTCATAGCTTATATATTTTTAGCTTTGTTTAATATTTTTAATATAGTAACCTTGCCATTTGTTAGTTTTGGTTTTATTTTATATCCATTTAATATAGCACTCGCTGTTGCAGTTTCCATTTCCAATTCTACC